TTATGCTGTTATGTTATCTGCTAAGACCGAGTTGGTTCCTGCGTTGTTTATCGCTCCAGTCGTGTTTCCGAGACATGTGTTTCCGTGGACAAGAGTTTTGTCACAGGCAGCGTTAGAAACGTTTACACCATAGCCGCCATTTCCCACACATCTGTTATTGGCTATGACATTGTTGTCAGAATCGACTAAGTGTATTCCATCGCTGCTATAACCCTGAAGGACGCAGTTGGAAACGACGTTATCATTAGCGGTGTTGATGTATAAGCCCTTTTGACTTCCAGAATTTCCAACAATTCCCTCAATTGAGTTTCTCTGACCAGCTATTGCTCCGGCGTAGCCTCCTCCTTTAAAGCGTGCACCACTCACGACATTGTCGTTTCCGCTAAAGTAGAAACCATATGTTCCAGCAGAATCTCCTACAACAGCGGATAAAACATTTCTATCCCCATAGAAATACCAGCCATAAGTGGTGATGTCTTTGGCTATGGAAAGAAAAACAACACAGTCGTAGACATATCTGAGGTAATAACCTGCTGTGAAACAATTCTCTACATAACAGCCAGATAAGATGAGACGATTGTGGTATTCAACTCTTATGCCATTAGACTTCCCGTTGTATGCGTGGACGTTTTCAATGACACAATCGTTCAGATATGTGGTTGAGCTCCCAAGAAAATGAAGGCAATGACACGCTAGGGTTTGATTCGCTCTGTTTCCATCTAAAACTAGATTTTTAACTGTCACCTTATTTACCGATGTAACTCCGTCGCCTATTATCAATACCGTGCAATTCGCTCCGTTCGTAAGAAATAATTTAGTCGCCAAACCCTGCCCTTCAAGGGTAACGTTTGACTTTACACAGTCGATCGATGTTGAAATGTTAAATGTTCCTTCCATCAGAATAACTCGTCCACCACAGGCTGGTAAGGCATTAATCGCAGCCTCTATCTCAACTTCATCAGCTGTTCCGTCACAAACGTAATCTGCATTTGTCGTATCAGCAGAATTAGAAGCGGCAACAATTTTCGTGGCAGAGCGTCTGTACGCTCCACCTCCGCCTGCGGCAGAGATTTTCAGCGAATTGTTAGCGTCAACACGCTCAATCGTAACATTAGTTCCTTCTTCAAGTTTGACATCGCCCGTTAACGTTGTGGCGTCTCCATACTCCCCGAGACTGCTTACACCAGCACCCCCTCCGCCACCGCCTCCTCCACCCCCCGCAGAGCCAGCCACTCCAGTAAGACCTGCTTTGGTTCTCATCAACTTCTCTACAGTCACGGTTGTGGCACGTAAACCATAGAGGTAGTCGGCAAGTAGCGGTTTCTCTTTCCCAAGTTCCAAAGTGATCTCCAGTGTTTGCTCGCTTGCGATAACCCGATATTCAACGCTTATTATCCGAAAGTCAGAGTCAACGTTTTCGTTTGGCAAGGTAACACGGATTTTGTCTCCTGGCAAAAGACGATTCGTGCCATAGTCTAAGCATGTGGTTTGCAGAGCCAGAAATTCTGCTGGTTCGCTTAGGTGGTCTAGTAGAGCTTTTGCGCGAAGGTCGCATTCATTGTCGCTGTGAAGTTCCTCATCAACTTCCACGAGTTCTCTCAAACCATAGCTGCTTTGACTTGCCATATCTTCTCTTGTGGCTTCCCATCGTCTCCTGTTGAAAAATAGGTTGTCAATCCAGAAACTTCCTGTCCCTGTGGCTGAGAAGTTGCAGTAGAAAAGTATCTTTTTGAGACTGCTCCAGTTGAAGGGTTGTGAGTTGAAGACGCTGTGGGTCCATTCGTCACTGTGCTTCTTGCCGACACTAAAACCCTGCAAGTGCCATTTATTGTTAGGCGAAACTCCGATTTCCCTACGGACCTTCATACCAGCAGTATCCTCGAGTTCGACTCCGACGTTTCCGTTGAAGGCTTCTTGCAGTTTTAGTTGAAAGCTCAGGCTGGGGTATTTGTTGCAGTCAACCTCCATGCCAGACGGAAACGTGAGAATAACGCATCCATAATAGTCGGGTGTGCTCGTAGTATGTTTAATGCTGTAGGATCCAACAATCTTCTCAGTGCTATCGAGGGAGATACTTCCCGTTCCTGTCCCACTCGTCCAATCATTCGTTCCATCATTGTTAATATCCAAGGTTTCCGTCCAAGCATCTTTGTTGCTTGGGTTAGCCTTTTCTGCGGCTCCATAAACCGTTATTTTGTTTCGAATGCGGTGGATGTCCTTTGAATAACGACTGTTTTCGATTACTTCAGAGAGGCTGATTTGTGAGGTTTTTGTGTTTTTTGGGAAGAAAGCAAATTTGCCATCCCATTCAACTCTAAAATCAAAGCCGATCACGCCGGCCTTGTCAGCACTTTCAGCGATGTATTTGAGGATGTCAAAGACTGGCGTGCTTTCATATTCCAACAGCGTGTAGGTCGTGTCTGTGTCTTCTACAAGTTCGGTGCCGTCACGCACATGGCTTAAGCCAACGTAGTTATCGAGAAGATCCTTGACGATCGCTTCTCCTTTCTGATTCTCATAAGTCTTGGTTACCACTTTTCGGAACAGTTTCTCCCCCCAACAACGCCCACTTACCCGAATATAATTTTCAACTGGAGTGGATTCGGGCTCAATCTCTTCCACTCGGCCAGTAAAAATGAGGGGACAGTTGGCTCCTCTACCAATGCTTATGGAGCAGTTATCACCCACATTGATAGGACTCGTAACCGTGTATTTCTTCTCAAAATTCTGAAGGAGGCAGTCAAAGCTTGAAACCTCTTTGGTGCAGCCTAAATGAACTCGCAGTTCTAGGATGTCTCCTTGAGGCGGAGCGACACTTCCAAAGGTAATAGCCACAACTGGAATGGCTACACTCATTCAACTCCTCTCCTGCGCAACTCCCCCTCTTCCCCAACCCGCCGAATACTACGAGTACTGGCTGGAGTCTCAGCCAAGGCGGCGTTGTAGTCGTGAATGGCGCTTGCCGCTTCCCTAGTAGTGGAAGCAAGCCAGGCCATGTAAGCGGCTGTTGCGATGACCAAACCCACACCAAGCGTCAATAGAGCGATTTTCATGGCTAAAGCAGCATTAAAAACCCAAGTCACTTTGGCAGCGACAGAGGTCGCAATGGTGTAGACTTTCTCTGCTACGGCAACCCCAAAGGAGGTTCGAAGAAACATACCCAGTGCTGTGATGATGGAGCCCATGCTTGAGAGCCAGCGACTCTGCTCACTGCTTAGGAGACCGAATTGATGACCTAAGCTGGCGACAGCCATGCTCGCTGCGCCCAAACCAGCGAAGGTGCTTCCTGCCCTCTGAACTCTCGCAGCCATGGTGTTGGCATCCGCACCCACACGGGCGAATTCGTGGCTCGCACGATTGACGGCACGAATCGTGACAGTGACCTCATGAAAACTCATGTGCTAGCCTCCGTTGCGGCTTCATCGATTGAGTTATCAATTAGGTGTGTGAGCTGGGGATGATGCATCTCCATGGCTCGACTGAGGAACTGAAAGCCTCGCATGAAGCGGGTTCCAAACTCCACGTAAACTGCATAACGAGCATGAGCGCCCACCTTGACCGTCCACTCTTGGATTTCACTGAAAATCGTGGAGCGCAAATATCCAGTTCGAACTGGCACGATTTGCTTTGCAGTTTCCTTGATCGACTCTCCCAAATCAGCGAGTTGCTGTTGAACCTTAGTTTGCATGCCTGAATCTAAACGCTGAACCTTTTGTTGAAATTCCTCTAAGCCTTCGCACTCCATTTCTAATTCAACGGACATTTCTTGCGCCTCGTTTTGCCTTTTCCACTTCTTCCTGAGCTTGACGGTCCATTTCGTTGAGAATTAGGATGAATTCTTCAATGGTTTTTGAGGGTTGAGCATCGAGTTGTTTCGGAGACCAACCGAACTCTTTGCAGAGTCGAAACCTTGTGAGGCTCGAATGTGGTTTTTCACGCTTCATCGCCCTGAGGAGTTTTTTGCTTCATCCGTGGTCAAGCCGCAAAGCCTGTTGACTACCTTAGAGAATAGTTCACCGAGTTCGATTGGGATGCCGTTTTCCTCGCTCAGTAACTTCTCCAGAGTGATGGGTTGTGTGGAAGGCTGTTCCTTCAACGCAGCCACAATTGTTTCTGCTTGGATGGCTATGTAGTCGCTACTCAACACCTGCCCCGTCACAGGGTGATATCTCGTGTGTTTTTGTATGATGCGACTGCGTTTCGCCCAAGTCATCTCTTGAAAAACATACTCACCTCTGTACTCGGCACCGAATCGGTCGTCTAGTTCAAGTGTTTCGGTCCTCAAGTCTTCCACCTTTAACTTACTGCCACGGATTTGGCTGTGAAGGATAGTTTTTGGGAGACGAGTTCTTCAACCCGTGTCCCTAAGGTGCTCGAATCCCACTTGCAACCACTGAAAAAGGCTTTGTGAGTTTCGCCCAACCCAAACTCCAACGAAAACGATGTGTCGTTTAGAATGTCGTCTAATTCCTCCTTGGTTTCGAAGTCGCAAACCATTTCGCCTGATGCTGTTCGATGACGGGCTGGTAGATATTTCAGCAGATATCCGTTGGTTGTTCTTACCACTGGCACGCGCCTCAAGTTGTTTTCTATGGTGAAACGATAGTCCGTGACTCGGTCAAGGGTGGTTGTGTCCTTCTTCACGTAGGTTTCGTACCAAACCAAGGGAGCATCAGGATAGTCGCCGTAACTCGCTCCGATTTTTGCGGTTCCAACAACCACATTCTGACCAATCAGTTCAGCCGTAGCCTTCACGATTTCCTCTGCAGCAGCCTCGACAGTTAATCGATTGATTCGACAGCCCTTGTGATTGAGGGAAATGATGCCACTGGACTTTTCGTAGAAGACTTCCACACTCATGGATGTTAGCGTGGCTACGTGTTGCAGGAAGTTGATGTTCTGCAAGGCGTAGGTTACCTTTAAATCTGCTTGTCTCAAGCCCTTGCGAATGTGTTGCAAGTCTCTGGAGCCTATCCCCCGAATTTTTATTAGATCGGGGTTTAATGCGGGTTCGACCTCCTGAACGACACCGACTTCCACCATTGCTGGTTGGCCGATTCCGCTTGGGGTTTCTCCGTAGGTTGTCTCTTCTATGAAGTAGACTTTCGCCTCATGAGCCCCATAGATGGGTGTTGCCATTTTCTCTTTCACATCTCCTTTTTCGTTTCTAGACTGTTTCGTACCTGTGAGTCTCTATGGTGAGGTTGGAATGATGCAAGACAGGTTTAACGTCAACTCTGTCCGCGTCTATACAACCAACGAGTTTCATCCAGTTGAGTATGCCGCCTGGATTTTTTATGTTGGCATTTATGATTCTTGCAACTTCTTGGATTGCCTTCCAACGCATCCTTTGCCCAGTTATACCAGCCTGATCTCTTGTCCAGACTCCGATTTGATAATTGGCGATAACTTCTCTCTTTGAGCCGCCGAGACCGATGAATCGTTCTCTGTCGTTTGTTAAGCCAACGGTGATTATGACCTCGTACTTTTTCCAAAACTCCTCGGCGTATTCGTTGGCAACGAGAACGCTTGCTTTCGTCTGGTTGTCGTCTTTGTAAAGGGTTATGTTCTCTTTGACAAGGTTCTTCAGGGTTTCCTTTGGGTCTTCTGCACTCATTTTATTAGTCTCCTACACATGGCTGATCGATACATTAGCTGGTCTCGAAAGCGAAACTCCTCGACCGGACCGACCTCATACTCAGTGCCTCTGCAAACCATCTTGTCTCTGTGAGCGACAGGAGAGACAACGTAAATGCGAACGTAATCGTTAGAGGCATAACCCGGCTCGATCAGAATCTCGTTGGCTTGGGCTGGACTTAGAATTGCTAGAATTGTCGCACTCACAGAATGCGTGACTGTGCCATCAGTTTCTTGGCGACTGTAAACAGTAACCGTTTCTCCATGGTCCCGCAGTATCCGAGCGAATACGGATGTCAGGGGACTGTAACTCAGCAAGAGTTGAGCAAGCCATGAAACGGTCACAACAGACTTTTTCCCCTCTATTGGACTGAAATCGGAGAATTTTACGCCCCAGTACATGAAGGCTTCAGAATTTGAGAGAATGGTATTGACGCTATGCTCCAGTGCCAAGGGGTCGTGAACATTTCTTATTTCATAGAGAATCCCAGCGGTTACCGCATCATAGTATTCACATGCTGGTTTCCGATTCACAACGTCCACGTAGCCCGCCCAACAGATCCCCGGATTATAGGCAGGATACTCGGAACTAGCGCCTATAGCATTAATGAGTTCGTAAACCCTCTTAACCGAGGAAAAACTCCAACCCTCATAACCATAAAGCCCCCACAACCCATAACTAAAGTCGTCATCATAAATCAGATTCTCGGGCAAACCAGTTCTGTGCCAAGAGCCATCGCCACTCGGCAGGGGAGAATACTTTAGGTATAGTCCTTCGAAGCCGTTCCTATAGAAGCCTAAGGCGTCATCAATCATTGTCTGATATTTTGCCTCTCCAGTTCTGTCAAGAAGACTTTTCAGTGCCGCCAATCCGTAGAGGTCGATGACCCACATGTCTGCAACCCAGGCGTCTGTGATGGTTACGGCTTGGGCGAAACCTCCATAATACTGGTCGTGAATGCCTAGTTCACTTGGCTTGTGTTGCATGTTGTAGAGAAATGTGCCTCCAGCAAGTTTTGCAGCGTTGTAATATGCGACTGTGCCCGTCAAATCATAAGCTCTCAACAGCGCTGGTATGGCTCGAAGGGCGTCGATAGAATAGTAATAGGTGCTGTCGTCTTTGCTCTTGAACCCACCATAAGCAAGTTTCAGATTGTCACTACATTGGATGGAAAGAAGGTAATCCGCCAAAGAAACAATCTTGCTGTAAATATCCGTTTTCTCTGCTTCAAACTCTTTGGCGTTGTATGCCTCTGCGAGGAAGTCTATGGCAAAGGCTGCGGGAGCTGGACCTCTACCCCACTCTGGATCTACGGTTCCAGAGTCTGGCAAGTAGTAAAAGTAAGGCGCATAATCCATTATGAAATCAAAATAAGTTCTCAAGGCGTTCATGGCGTCTAAACTCTCCCAACATAGGGACGACACAGTCTCTGGATGAGACGCTCAACCTCCCGGTACAGAATGTCAACGCTAGGTGAATTGTTTAAGGCGTCAACACGTAAGTCGCCGACACTGAAGTTCAGCCCTGCCGCAGAACCCCCAGACAAATAGCAGAGGAGATAGATGGCGGCAAGGTTCTTGATGGCTGTAGCCTCAGCCTCACCACAACTCGTGTAGTTAATGCTTAAGCCAGTTTCAAGCTCAACTGTGGCAGTGGCGTCCTCAACCATCTTCATCACCTTCTCATCCTCAACATCATTCACGGTCAGGTTCAAACGGTCACGAACCGAGTCTGCTGTAACATTAACCAAGCTTGCTTCCCCATTTTCTGAGGATTATTTGATAAAATAAGGAATATTTAAGAAATTTTTAAGAAAAAAAGATTAAAAGTTTCCGTATTTGAAATTTGCTCCCTGAAACACGAAACAATAGTTTTGCAAGGAACACGCATGTATTT